CCTCGAACGACTGCTTGAGCCGGTCGGTGAGCCTCTGGGCGTCCTTCTCGATCGCGGCCGGCTGCGGCACCAAGTCCTCGACGATGCCCTTGGACTTGTTGAGCTTGCGCAGGTCCGCCTCGGTGCGGCGAATCGCCTTCGACAGGTCGGCCCGATCGGCGACGCTCTCCGCCTCGGCGAACGCGACCGCCAGCTGATGCAGCTCGTGCTCGCACAGCTCGATCTCGCGCTTGAGGTGCTCGGTGTGCTCGGCCGCGGTCCGGTTCGACTTGCCGAACCGCTCGACCTCCTCCTTGCTCTCCTGCGCCTGATGGCCGAGGCTGTCGGTCGCCTTCGCAGCCTCCTCGGCCGAGACGGCGACGTCCTCGATGTTGTCGGCGGCGCTCCTGGTGGCCTGCCGCGTGCTGTCACGAGCCAAAAGCTCCAGGAGGAGCTGGCGCTTGCCGGGCATCGGCGTCCTCCTTCAGCTGCTCGAGGTAGTCGAGGTGCTCGACGAGCTGGTCGAGGGTCAGCTCGTGCAGCTCGCGCGGTGGCACGCCGTAGAAGGTGAACGCGGGCTCGAAGCCTGCTAGGAGGAGGCGAATCCCGTGCTGGGCTCGCTCGTCGTCGAGGAGCCGGAGTCCGGCGCCGGATCCCCGCCAGAGGCCAAAGGGGCCTCGGGTGCGACCTCCCAGGCCGTGTGGTTGACCATCGGGTTGAAGTCGTCCCACGCCCCGGTCGGCGTGCCGGCCCGGTGCATGGCGATGAACATCGCCGCCATCGTGGCCAGCGTCGACCCGGTCGCCATGTCACGGCGGATCTGCCACATCGGCATGTCGACGAGTTCCTCGAGCGCGACCAGCTCGCGGCCGCGCACGCCGGAGAACTCATCCTTGTCCCACACCCACCAGCGGTCGCCGAACTGGGCGATGTCCTGCTCGTCGAGGAACCGGAACCGCAGTGCCATGCTCAGCCTTCCGCCAGTCGTTCAACGAACTCGTCGACGACGACGAGGATCTGCTTCTCCGCCTCGGGGCCGGCCTGCTCGGTGCCTCGCTTGTGGAAGCCGGGCTTGATCCGCTGGTCCACCCACGGGTTGGAGGCGATCCCGCGCCGGGTCGCCCGGGTCCGGCCGAACACCGGGTGTTTGAGGTTCCCGCCCTCCATCGCCGGAAGGTCGCGGCGTTCCTTCTTGCCGGTGGCGTAGGTGGCCAGTACCACCGAGGCCTGCCGGGCGTCGGTGCGGGTGTTGCGGCGGTGCTTGAGGCTGCGGGTCAGGGTCGGCGCGAACCCTGAGGGCATCGTCTTCTCGGCGGAGGCCTCGATCGACTTCTTGAGCGGGTCGGTGGCTTTGTTCAGCGCCTTGCCGAACTCCTTGCCCAGGCCCTTCTCGGACGCCTTGCGCAGGTCCGAGATGACCTGCTTGAGGGCCGCCCCGCCCTCGATCCTGACGTCGATCACGTGGTGTTGCGGGCGATGCCCGTCGGGTTGGCCAGCGGCCAGGAGATGCTGGCCGTCGCGAGTTCGCCGACCTTGTTGCCGAACGGCTGGTGCTGGTTCGGCAGGTAGGAGCCGACGTACTCCGGGTTCGTGGCGGTGATCGTGCCCGACGTGGGCCGCACCTTCACCACCACCGGCGCCTTGGTCGCGTACGCCGTGTAGAGGGTGACGTCGGTTGCCGAGGCGGCGAAGTCCTGGTTGAAGTCGGCACCCAGCGTCGAGTCGCCGAGACCCGCCACCCGCGACCGGGCGAGGTCGCCGAACGCGGTGTCCTCCAGGGCGTCGTACTGCAGCGGCAGGGTGACGCTGGTGCACATCGACGACATGACCACCGAGTTGACCTCGAGGCGGAAGTCGAGCGCTGCGAACGTGGCCATCGAATCTCCTTACTTGATGCCCGCGACGCAGGCGATGGTGTGCGTGCCGGTGATCGCGGTGACCCTCAGCCGGTACCACTGGTCGGTGATCGGGCCGGCCACCCGCGTGGCCCAGGTGCCGCCGACCGTGGTGATGGGGCCGAACGTGGCCCGGGTCGTCGCCGCGCCGAACGTGTTGTCGGCGTTCGACTCGAGCACCGCGGTGATCGTGGTGCCGACGGCGAACTCGTGGAACGCGGCGTACAGGAACTGGCCGGAAGCGACCGCGCCGAGCTGGAACGGCGTGCCGGTCGCCCCGGTCGCCGACACGGCGCCCTTGCCCTTCAGCACCCGGCCCCGGACCGCGGCGACCGCGGCCAGGCCGGTGCCGCGGGCCGACTGGGCGGTCAGCGTGAACGCGACGACCTCGCCGACCTTGTTGCTGAACGGCTGATACTCGAACGACTTGGCGCGGTAGAAGTAGGCCACCGACGAGTCCAGCCCGTCAGGTGAGTTGGAGACCACCTGGCTGGCGCCACCGAGCGCCGCGAACGCGGTCGGGTCGATCGCGCCGGACGTCGCCGACTGCCACCAGCCCGCCTCCTGCAGCTGGCAGTCCTCCAGCCCGGCCACCCGCGACCGCGCCTGATCCCCGAACGCCGTGTCCTCGAGCGCGTCGTACTGCAGGTTCAGCGTCGTGGAGTTGAGGTCGGCGGTCATGTCGTAGCCGCTGAACCAGGTGGTGACGTTGTTCGCGGCGAACGTGGCCACCTCAGTCGCCCTTCGGGGCCTTCGCCGCGGCTGCCTTGGGCAGCGCCTCGATGAACCCGGCGTAGACCAGGCTCGCGATGTGCGTCTCGACCGGGTCCAGCCAGACCGTGCCGCCGGCCTGGACGTCCTCGCCGGTCTTCGCGCACGCGATAGCCATCGCCTCGCGCTCCTCGGCGGTCTGGTCGCGGAACACGACCTTCCACGCCTGGAACTCGTCGGCGTGCTCCTTGCGGTAGCAGTCCCGGCAGTACTCGGTCGGCCGCTTGCCGGTGCCGACCGCGATCTGGCCGTCCTCGTTCTTGCAGAACTTGATGTCCACGGGCGTTCCTTAGGTGAGATAGGACGTGAGGGCGATGCCGAGCTCCAGGACCGCGCCGGCGCCGTCGTCGTCGATCCAGCCGTCGAGCTCGACCCCGGCGACCGTGGCCGACTTCAGCTCGGGCAGGTCGCCGAGCGTCCAGTTCGCGGCGATGTAGTCCGAGATCGGCTGGGCGATCTCGATCGCCCGCGCCTCGGGCTTCTCCGAGGTCTTCTGGCCGGGCTGGTAGACGCGGACGAACAGCTGCAGCGTCAGCTCCTCGCTGCGCTTCACTCGGGCGCCGCCGGCCATCGCGGCCAGCGCGGTGGTGCCGAGCACCGTGCCGCCGTAGACGAGCTCCTTGGGCACGTCACGCGGCGGCGAGTAGGCCACGATGACCGGCTTGACCAGGTCGGCCAGGACGCCGGAAGTGCCGACGAGGTAGGCCTTCGCGGACTGGGCGACGCTCATCGCCGGGTCCGGCCGTGGAACATCGCCCCGCGCTGCGGCGAGTAGGTCAGCGTCCGCGAGGCCGGCACGTTGGTGCCGGTTGCCCCGGTTCCGGTGGGCCGCCGGGAGTAGCGGCCGTAGACGGCGTCGACGGCCGGGATGCCCGTCTTGCCGGGGCCGGGCATGTCGAGCCGGAAGGTGCCGCCATCGGTCATCGTGTAGCTGCTGGCCCGGTCGGGGATGCCGCTCTTGTTGTAGTTCAGCAGCGTCCGGAACCGGGTCTTCGCGGCGATCACCAGGTCGGCCGGTGGCCGGTCGGCGCCATACTCGTACTCGACGATCACGTTGGCGCGCTGCTCGGTGAACACGTCGCCCGAGGTGCGCACCAGCATGCCGTCGCCGGTGACGGTGAGCGCGGCCAGCTGGGCGCCGGTGAATGCCGTGAACGTGCCGTCGACGGCGTTGGCCATCTTCACCGACCGGATCGTCCGCACGTCGGACAGCGACCGGTCCGGGTCCGACGGGCTCAGCAGCAGCCGGTCGGTGCCGGTGCCGTCGAGCACCACCCGGTCGTAGCGGGGAACGAACGACTTGTCGCAGATGAACTCGCACTCGGTCTCGACGGCGAGCCGGGCCGCGACCAGGTCGGCGACCGGATACAGGTCGGTGTCGGCGAGGCTGTCGTCGGAACCGCGGCCCTCGGCCAGGCTGAAGAAGAACCCGCCGACGATCTCCGCGTACGTCGTCTGCGTGACCGCGGACCCGCCGATCGTCGCCGCCCAGGTGACCGTCAGCGCCGCGAGGGCGCTCTGCCCGGGCAGGACGAAGGTGTAGAGCCCGGTAGCGCTGTGGGTCGCGTTGCCGGAGGCGACCGAGGCGCCGGTGGCGTCGACGACCGCGTAGGTGACCGTGGTGGTCGAGTCGGTCGGGGTCTCGTCGAGCAGGAAGATCGCGGCGAGGGTGCCGGCCGTGCCCTTCGCGATCCGGGTCAGCGCGGTCGGCCGGACCGTGACGTCGCCGGGGAAGACGGTGAAGGTGCCGTACTGCACGTCCGTGATCGCGCCGGACGCGGTGATCAGGTACGACCACACCCCGGTCTTGTCCGGGGCGAACGTGGCCGCCTCGTAGGTGCCGGTCGCCACGTGGTTGGCCGTCGGCGTGATCGTCGTGCCGTCCGGCCTCGTGACCGTGAACACCACTGTGGCGTCGGTCAGGTTGCCCTCGCGGTCATACGCCAAGTACTCGAGGTTGACGGCCTGACCGAGGTTGTAGGTGGCCACTCACGCCTCCACATTCCGGCTGGTCGTCTGAGAGACGAGGTTTCGGCTGGCGGTCGAGGCGACCAGATTCGGCGACGGGCGACCGTGGGCGAGGTTCAGGCCGCCGGAGCGGGTGACGAGCTCATCGGTCGGCGCAGAGGTGCCGGCCGGGGCCGCGGAGACGGGCGAGCCCGCGATCACCACGACGACACTGCGCCCGGCCGGCGCAGGCCGGGTGATGACGAACGGCCCGGGCGTCGCCGCGGCGGGCTGGGATGCGGCCTGCCGGGTGCGGAGGATGAGCGCTGCGGCGGCTGGCGCGCTCGCCCTGGCCGTGACGACCGTCGGTGACGCGGTAGTCAGTACCGGCGCATCGGCCAGCGACCCGCGGACCGTGAGCGTCTGCCCGGCCGCGGAGACGGCCGCAGCGGTGATGACGATCGGCGGGAGCGTTCTCGTGGCCGGGGCGGCCGCCGGCGCCTGGGGATTACGGATAAACGTTGCGGTGTTCGCCGGCCCGGGGGTCGGTGTGGTGACGACAAGTGGCGCCGGCGTCGTGAGTACCGGGGCGTCGGCGAGGGAGCCGCGCAGGATGATCGGCGGCGACACGGCGGCGACGGCCGGGGCGGTGATGACGTCCGGCTGCACGGCCGGCAGTGGGGCGGCCGGGTTGCGGGCCAGGATCGGCGCCGAGAATGGTGCGGACTGTGGCGCGGTGACGACGTACGGCGCCGGCGTCGCCGCGCTCGGCTGGGCGGCGTCGGCCAGCGAGCTGCGCAGCAGGACTGCCGAGCCGGGTGGCGCACCGCCCGTCCGGGCAACGACGATTGGCTGCGGCGTCGTCAGGACCGGCGGATCGACCAGCGTGGCGCGCCGGAGAACCGCGGCGCCTTGCGGCGTCGGCGCCGGCCGGGCCACGACCAGCGGAGCCACGCCTTTGGCCGCCGCGACGACGAGGGCGGCCGTATTGCGGAGCAGCACCTGCTGCCCGGCGGTCGGCGACCTGGGGCCCGTCACGACGATCGGCTGGACCGCCGAGGCCTGAGCCGCGGTCAGCGAGTAGTTGTAGGACGGCGGGTCGGAGCCGACGCCGACGGTGCCGTTGAAGCTAGTCGACCCGGCGCCGTTGCCGGTCGAGTCGGGGATCGCGTTCGCGCTCGACGCCTGGTTGCCCAGCCACAGCGCCTGCGGGGACAGCGTTGCGACGTCGGCGGCCGCGATCGTGAACATGCTCGCGACCTGGGCGTCGGACAGCGCGCTCGTCCAGGCCGCCCACACCGCGATCGAGCCGTTGCCGCGGTCGTCGCCGTCGCCGAGCCGGATGCTGGTATTGGCGACGCCCGAGTCGGCATGGTTGACCGAGCCGGACTGGTGCGTGGTCGAGCCGGAGTTGTAGGCCCGCAGCGAGTACTGGTAGACCGCGCTGCCCGACGCCTTGCGGATCGCCGCCCACCACCAGGTGCCGGTGGTGACGCCGGTCTGGCCGCCCTGGAAGTCCCCGGCGCCGAACAGCTGGTTGGTGTCGACGATCAGCTGCGCGTTGATGCCGGTCGCGCGGAACGAGATGATGCCCGCGTTGCCGACGATGTTGAACAGGGCGGCGATTGTGTACGCGCCGTTGCCGACGGCCCCGCAGGAGCCGACGCCGGTGATCGCGTAGTTCGGGCCGGTAGCGAAATCGAAAGTGCGTGCCACGGCCCGAACCTCTCAGCGGGAGATCGGGATCAGCAGCGCTCGAACGTCATGGTCGCGCGGACGTTCACCGCGGCCGGGGCCGTGCACCGGATGACGAAACCGTTGGAGACGGCCGAGTCCGGGGTGTTGCCGTTGTAGTCGCGGATCACGGTGCCGCCGTTCGGCGTCATCGTGAACGAGTCGATCGGCGTGAGAACCGTCGGCTCCGAGGTGGAGGCATAGAAGCCGGTGAACCCGGCGGTGATGGCCCGGCCGGCGATCTGGTTCACCGTGCCGGCCGTGTTACCGGTGCCCGGGGTGCTGTTCGTCGCGAACGTCGACTGACAGATCTCGACGAGCACCGGCACGGCCGAGGCGGTCACGCCGTCGAAGGCGATCTCGTAGCCGACCAGGTCGACACCGAACGAGCTGGTGCCGATCACGGCGAGCACCGTCTTCGCCGTGGCCGCCGACAGGGCCACGGCAGCGCCGGTCTGGATGGAATAGCGTGGCTTGGCCATGCGGGAATTTCCTGTCTACGAGGAGCCGAAAGGCGGAGGCGGTCAGCCGACCCGGACGTTGCCGGTGACGTTGCCGGTGGACACGTTGACGTAGATGCCGGTCTCGCAGCGGATGCCGTCGGCGAAGTCGAACGCCTTGTCGGCGCCGGTCGCCGCGGTGGTCCACTGGGCCAGAACGGTGCCGGCCGCGGTGACGCCGTCGTAGATCGTCACCGTCGCGGCCGCCGACGTCACCAGCCAGAACCCGCGCAGCGAGCACTGGCCGGTGTAGACGGCGCCGGATCCGGCCGCCACCAGCGGATACGGCCGGGACTGGGCGGACATGTCAGCGGTACCGGCAGTTCAGCATGACCACGCCGCCCGGGCAGGTCAGCCCGGTGCCGGTGGTCGCGATCTCGATGTTCAGCACGTCGCCGGCCGCCGGCTGCAGATCGGTTGCGGTACCCGACATGGTCAGCGCGTTCGCGGTCGCCTTCGCCGCGGTCACGCCGCCGCTGGAGTAGGCGATCGCGGTCGCCCACTGCACGGTGCCCGCGCCGGCCGCGCCGCGGTTGAAGAACGACAGGGTGAAGAAGTTGGTGGCCTGCCCGGTGATCGCCGCGGCGGCCGTCCAGGTCGCCGACACGATCTGCAGGTTGTAGGGCACCACGTACGGGGTGCCGCCGGCCGCGCCGGACGCGGCCGCGACGTACGGGACGTTGATGGCCAGGGCCAGGTTGCCCGCCAGCTCGTTGATCTGCATTACTCGGGTCTCCTCGGGCATGAAAAACGCCCCGAGGAGACCCCGGAGCGGGCGGATTCTGTTGCGGTGAGGGCGGTTTGGCGGAAGGGTCAGTTGCCCTTGACGAAGCCGCGGAAGTCCAGCGGCGCGCCGTTGTAGGCGTGCCGGATCTTGTACGTGAACTTGTCGGCGTTGAACATGCTGCCGACCGTCTGATCCGACTGGGTGAACAGCTCCGGGTCCTGCCGGCCCAGGTAGAAGCCCATCTCGATCGTCGGGACCTGGTTCGGGTCCGCGACCGTCCACCAGGCGGTCGTCGAGGCCGGGTAGTCAAGCCGGATCGGGATCAGGCCCTGGTGCAGGTTCGGGGTGTTCGCCGCGCCGGTCGAGTTCGGCGGAGTGTTCGCCGGGGTCGGCAGCGCCACCGCGGAGTGGCACAGCTGCCAGGCCAGCTCCTCCAGGTCGTTGACGAACACCAGATACTGCGGCGTCGGCGCAATGAAGTCCGTCGCGTCGCCGTACGCCGTCTGCGAGGTCATCAGCAGCCGAGCCGCCGACAGCGCGGACTGCGACAGCGCCGACCCGGAGCCGGCGTTGACGTAGTTGCCGTGGCCGGTGGTGAACAGCGCCGTCGAGTCGTAGATGGTCCCGTTGGTGACGATCATGTCCCACACGTAGCGGTAGACCGTCTGCGCGGCCGCGAGGCCGAGCTTCGTCGGGATCTTCGAGATCGCGCGGACGTCGTCGTTCGCGATCATCTCGAGGGTGAGGTCCTCGGTGCCGCCACGCTTGGCGATCGCGTAGGTGACCTCTTCATTCGTCGGGGAGGTCAGCGGCTGGTAGGGCGCGCCCTGGGCCACCGTCGGGAGCACGCCGTAACCGCCGATGCGGTCGATGCGCTGGGTCCGGAAATCGTTGATCGGCACGATCGAGCTGACGACCTGCCGCCAGGTCTGAAGGTTCGGCTGGTTGTACTCGGCCACCAGGCGCCGGGTCAGCGAGTCGCCGAGCACCAGGCTCCACGTCGAGGCCGTCATCGACTCCGTGGACCGCTTCGCCCCACCCTGCAGCCGACCGTCGGCGTCGTACTGGCCGTCGCCGATGCACTCCCGCAGGAGGACCTTGTTGACGTCCTCGCCCCAGCTCCGCGGCCGGTAGCCGGTGAAGTCGAGCACGGCCTCCCGGAACGACCGGTAGCCACCGGTGTAGTCGCCGGCAAAGAACTTGTCGAGCGCCTCGACCTTCTTGTCGATCGACTCCTGGGTGACCGTGGTGGTCACGGTCGGGGTCAGCCCGGAGCGCTCGACCATCCCCAGCGCGCTCTTGATCGCGGCGACCTGGGCGTCGACGTCCGACTCGGTGATCCGGTCCGGCAGCGTTCCGGCCAGCTGCGCGGCCAGCGTCGCCGGCAGGCCGGCGGACTCGACCTTGCGCTCGATCATCAGGCCACCCAGGAAGCTGGCCTTGTCGACGCCCAGCGACACGGACTCGGTCGTCGGGGCCGGCTCCACGGCGGGCGGGGCGGTTTCGGTGGGCTGCTCGACCTTGCTCAGACCGACCGCGGCGAGATCCTCGGGCGATGCGTCCTTGAGCGCGGCGAGCACGGTCTGAGACGTGATCGGCACGTCGTCCTCCTCGATGCTCTCCCCGGCGTCCGCCGGGTCGGTCTCTTCGATTCCGCCCGCGAGCACGCGGACGGCCTTGCCTCCGGCGGCGGGGTCGGCGACCACGTCAGCGGAGTGAACTTTGGCGATGCGAACGGCCTCCTGCATGCGGCGGCCGCCGACCGTGATCGGCCGGGTGTAGGTCATCGCGTCGTGCGAGATACCGACCAGCGGCGGCAGACCCTGCTCCTGCGCCGCGATCGAAGCGTCCAGCGCCTCCGCGGTGTGCGTGGCGCTCGGCAGCAGGTGGAGGTCGCCCTCCAGGCCCGTGCCGGTGGCCTCGACGTTGCGATACGAGCCGACCAGGCCGGCGATCGTCGACGACTGCAGCTCCGCGGTGGTGCGGTGGTGGTCGTAGGCCTTCGCGCCCTCGTACAGGCGAGCACCCTCGGCCAGGACCGGCTGCGGATACCGGCGGGCGTTCTTCGAGTCGCCGGCCTCGATGATCTGCACGCGGAAGATGCGGCCGCCGGCCTCGTCGGTGCCCTTGGCCTCCAGGACCCGGCCGCCGATCCGCTCGAGCGTCTCGAAGGTGCCTTCCGGCTGGGCATCGGTCATGTCGCCCTCCTGGGAGCGCCGCGTCATCGTGAAGGTGGTGCCGCCCGACTGGGCGGTCGTGGTCGTCGACGTCGGCCGGGCCTTCGGGGCCGCCTTGGGCGCCGCCTTCTTCGCCGGGGCCTTGTGGGCGTGGGTCTTCGGCTTCTTCGTCAGCGACTTCGCGGCGACGAGCTTGGCCAGCAGCTGCGGGGTGAGCTTCCCGTCGGCCGGCAGGCCCAGCTTGCGCTGCGCCTTCTTCAGCGCGGCCGTCGTGCGCGGGCCCAGCTTGCCGTCGTCGAGCAGCCGGTGCCCGGCCGTATCGGTCAGGCCGAGCCGGTTGAGGGCCTGCTGCAGCTTGTGGACTCGCTTGTCGCCGCCCTTGACCCCGTACCCGGCGCCCCGGCCGGTCTTGGCGTCGTACGACAGCGCCTGCGGCCCCTTGCGCATGGCCGACTTCTTCGCCGCCGGCGCCGCCTTCTTGGCCGCGGCGCTCTTTCCGGCGCCGGCCGACGAGCCACCGGCTGCGAACTGGCCACCGCCGGCGGTTCCGGCCGCGGCCCGCGGGTGGAGCTCGCTGTTCCACACCGACTCGGCGGTTTCGTCGGCCTCGTCCTCTTCGTCGGGAGCGTCGTCGTCCCAATCGAGCGCAACCTGCAGCGCTTCCTCGAGGCGCTCCTCGTCGACCTCCATGAGGTCGTCGTCCAGCTCGATGACGTCGTTCATCAGCCGATGACCTTCTCGAGCGCGGAGACCAGCGTGGTCCGCGGCTGGTCGCGCTTCTCCTCGGCCTCGAGCGCGGCGACCGCCCGGTCCGAGTCGTCGCCGACCCAGGCCAGCACGTCCTTGGCCGGGCCGTCGGGGACTTCACCGAAGCCGGACTCGGGCGACCCCTCGACGCCCGAGTCCCGCTCCGGCTGCTTGGTGATCGGTTCCGGACCGTCTTCGCCGAGGACCTCGAGCCGGTCGACGAGGTCCTTGATTGGGCGGCCCGGCACGATCCGCCAGGTCTCTCCGTGGTCGGCCATGTCGTGGTGCAGCGCCTCCCACCAGCCGTCGGCGGGGCGCACGTCGCGCACTTCGCTCTCCGCCACACCGAGCCGGCGCGCGGCCTCGACCAGGTCCATGCTCATCTCCTTCTCAGCCCGGTCCGACCGGGTTCGAGCCCTTGCGCTCGCCAGGCCACATGTGGAAGACCGAGTGGAACCACTGGCTGGCCGTCTGATTCGCGCGCTCCGGGCTCATGTACTTGACGAGGTGGTCGCGCAGCGCGGTCCACGGATGCGGCGAGGTGGCCCATTTCGCCAGGCCCTCAGGGTCCTCGGTCCAGTAGTGCTTGAGCTGGTTGCTGTTGCCGCCCGCGGCCTCCGTCGTGCCGGCCGGCGCGTCGAGCAGCCGGCCGATCGCCTTGCTGATCTTGCCCGCGCTGGCGGCCGAGTCGATGCGCCCCACTTCGCCGCCGGCCTCGGCAGCACCCAGCGACCCCGGGTCAAGCTCGAGAAGCCAGCTGGCGTCAGTCCAGTCGCCGCCGCCGGCAAGGCTCAGGGAGCCGCCCTCTTCGCGCGTCAGCGACCAGCGCACCCCACCCCAACCGGCGCGGATGATGCCCTGGTCGATGGGCGCCTCAACGTCGGGCGCGTCTTCCTCGAGCCGCCCGGCCTTGCTGGCGGAGCGGACCTGCGCCCGGTAGTCGGCGATGCTCTGCTTGCCCTTGGCGGGTGCATTGTCGAGGACCTGCCGCAGCTCGGCCGCCTGAGGTCCGCTGAGTTCCGCCGTGCGACCCTTGTCGGCGGCCCGCCACAGCTTCTCGTCGCCGCTGCTTACGACACCGAACCGGATCGTCGGGCCGCCGGGGCCGTCCACCCGCGCCATCACCGTCGCGAAGTCGTACCGGTTGTCGACCACGACGGCGCTGCCACCGAACCGCTCACCCGGCGCCAGATCGATCCGGCCGGCCAGCTTCAGCGGGTCGTCCGCCGGCCTGGAAGGAGCAGCCCCCGGGCCGCCCAGGTGCGCAAGATGGCCTAGGCCGGGCACGTCCGCGAATCGGCCATCTCCGTCGCGGACGTAGTCTCGCGGGTCGCGGTGCCGTTCCCGGGTGCGCGCCCGGGCTGCCTCTTCGACCTGCGTGGCCACGTCGTCGGGGTTGGCCGTCGGCGAGTCCAGCTCGTGGACGTACGGCACGCCGACGTAGTCCTCCCACGCCTTGCGCGCGGCCGTCGCCGCAGCACCCTTGGTCAGTACTCCGGCGTTCACCAGGTTCTCCAGGCCCGTCGACAGGTTCAGCAACACCTGGGCGGTGAGCTGGCTGTCGGCGGCCGCGATCTCCGGGCCGGTCACGGTCACCGTCTGGGAGGCCGGCACCTGTGTAATAGCGCCGGTCCGCGGGTCGGTCGCGTCGACCATCGGCTGTAGCCGTTTGGAGGCAACGGCCTGGTCGACGACGTAGCGCAGCAGCTCCTGGATCTGGCCGAGCCACACCTTCTGCACGCTGCCGACCCGGCGTCGCACCGGCTCGGCCATGCTCTGCGAGGTGGCCCGGTTCGCGCCGTCCGGCTCGGCCAGCCACGTCTTCGCCAGGCCTGCGCCGGACGCGATGTTCGTGAGGACGGATGAGTTGGCCGCTGTGTCCTCGAACGCGCCGGTCGAGACTGTCTGCGGCTTCCAGGTGATCGCGTCGTTGTGGACCTCGACGGAGCCCGACGGCGGCACGTGCAGGCCGCCGCGGGCCTTGACGAACTCGTCGACCTTGTCCTGGCCGCCCTGCACGCTGACGTCCCACACCATGTACCGGGCCAGGGCCGTCCGGTCGATGAGGTTCGACAGCACCGTGTCGTACGAGTCGAGCCAGTCGAGGATCGGCGTCAGGAACGGCATCCCGCGGGTGTCGGTGTCCAAGGTGCGCCAGGGCGCCCAGAACATCGCGTCGCCGGCGCGGAGCCCGGTCGCGTCGTCGACCTGCGCCAGGTCGAAGCGGCGCGCGTCGTCGCCGTCGCCGAGCACGGCCTGCGCCGGCCACAGCGGATTCCCGGCCCGGACGGTGATGTCGCTGATCGTGGCCGGGTCGTGCGGCGCGAACCGGACCACGCCCGACAGCGGGGCGGTCATCAGCTCGAGCAGCTTCTCGCCCATCAGCAGCTGCGAGCGCAGGAACAGTTCTTGGATGTGGCCGAGCCGGTTGGCCGGGTCATCCCAGAACTCGCGCACCACGTCGGCGACCTGCGGGTTGGTGGCCTGCCACGTCACCCCGGAGTCGCCGACGCAGAAGCTGACGTAGGTGTCGATGACCGATGTGGCCATCGGGTTCGACCGGTAGGCGGTCACCGAGTAGGTCCGGGCCTTCTCTCGGGTCCACTCCGGCACCTCGCGGCGGCCTTTGGACCCGGCGAGCCGAAAGCCGGTGTCCCCGTCGATCGGGTCCACCCCGTACGCGCCCAGCGACGACCCGGTCGCGACGACCTGGTCGACCGTCGCCTCGACGAGGCGACGCGCGGGCACGAGCAGCGGCCTCACGGCATCCGCTCCACGAACCAGCCGCGGCCGCAGACGCAACGCTCACCGCGCATGATCGGCTCCTTACAGGTCCAGCAGCGGAAGCGTTCGGGCATGCCGCTCGGCGGCGCGGGCACTGGCGGCGGAGTGCTGCTGGTGATGCGAGGGATCGCCGCGATGCCAGCGGCGTTGGCCATCTGGCGGCGATCGTCCATCAGGCGCTCTTCGCCACCGCGAGATGCGGCTTGGCCGGCTCGACCTCGACGGCCAGGTGCGTCTGCGCGACGTACGACAGGCCGACCGCGACCACGCCGCCGGCCAGCACCGACCACCACCAGTTCCCGGTCAGGCCTCCGACCGCCAGCACTGCGGCGAGCAGGCCCAGCAGGCCGACCAGGTTCGCGCCCAGCCCGCGCGGCAGCTTCGGCACCGGGATCCGGATCTCCGTCATGGGTGGCTCCTCACAGCTTCAGGCGGCCGCCCGGGCGGAACACGCCCGATGTGGTCCGAATGGTGTTGGCGTTGACCGCCCCGATCTCGATCCGCTTCACGGCCAGATGCCGCCAGCGCTCCAGCCCGGCCAGGCCGAGCGTCGCGGCGACCAGCGGCGAGATGTCCGCCGAGGCGATCTTGCGGCCCCACGCGTACGCCCCGTCGCCCAGCGGCCGCGTCTTCGCGCCGTCGATCGCCACCGTCAGCGCCTCCTGGCCGGAGTGCAGCAGACCGCCCTGCCGAACCGTGTCGGTGAACGTCGCGCACGCCGCACCGAGCTGCTGAACCGTCGGAATCCACAACTGGCCGCGCTGCGGGCCCTTGCGGGCGTCCCGGTCGTCGGTCTCCTGCGGCATCCGCACGATCCCGGCCCGCTCCAGCGGCAGGATCAGCGTGCCGGCACCCGACTTGTCGTCGAGCACCCAGCAGACGGGCTTGAGCCGGGCGTGCAGCTCGAGGATCCGGGGCATCAACCACTCGACGCCCTCGCCGTGGTCGAGGATTCGCACCCGGGGCAGCCCCCGGTCACTGTCGCCGACCGCGACGATCGCCGCGTAGTCCCGGCGTGGGGTGATGTCCACGGCCAGGGCCACGATGTCGCCGCCCGGCACATCCGGCTCGGCCAGCAGCGACCACTCGTCGACCGTCGGCACGTTCGGGTCCCGCTCGAGCTCGCCGTCGTCGCGGCCGATGTTCAGGTACGCCCGGTCGAACTCCTCCGGCGTGTCCGCGTACGTGTCGAGCTCGGCCCGGATCGCCCGCTCCGTCGTCGTATGCCGCCACTCCTTCGAGCACCGGCACACCCCACGCACCGGGGCCGGGCACAGCGCCGGCATGCACGACAGCCAGGTGTCGCGCGAGTCGCGCAGCATGCCCGGCATAGCGCACCAGTCCATGAACGCGGTCGCCGACTCCTGGCCGGACTCGATCCGCTTACGACCCTGCGCCCGCATCGAGTTGAACGGGACGCTGGCCGAGGTGCCCGCCGTCGACAGCCGCCACTTCTGCGCGTTCGCCCGGGTGATCATCGCCGGGCCGACCGCCTGATCCGACCGGTGGTCTACCTGTGCGAAGTACTCATCGAGAAACGCCGTGTCCAGCGTCTTGCCGTGGCCGGCCTTCTCGGTGTTCGCGAGTAGGCCCTGGATCGAGCCATTGGCGTAGAGGACCGCCTCGCGGCCGTTCGTCTTGCGGATCCGGTACTTGCCCTGCAGCGACCTGGCGCCGTCCATCAGCGGCAGATGCTCGTCTTCCCACTTCTCGCGTGCGGCCGATCCGGTCTGCGCGCCGTACAGCAGCCGCTGCTTCGGCCACGCCAGCGCCCGCCATACACCCGTCGGCAGGATCAGCGACGTCTTGCCCGACTGCCGCGGCACCGTCACGTCCACACCGCGGTAGGCCAGCAGCCCGGACTCGTTGTCGATCTCCAGGCCGACGTCGGCGACGTAGCGCTGCCACGGCATCAGCGGCGTGCCCAGCGCCTTCGCGATCCTGGCGACCTTGCCGCCGTACGTCCGCCGGCTGAAGTCGCGCATCGTGCCCCAGCGCGGCGGGCACGTCAGCCCGTAGTGCTCGTAGAGCAGCTCCTGGTCAGTCGGGTTCATCGAGGTTGCCGAACGGGTCATCCTCGGCCGGCTTCTCCGCCCGCCGGCGCCCTGCCGCCAGCTCCTGAACGGTCGCCCGCAGCTCCTTGGTCAGGTTGGGCAGCGCCCGCACGTCGCTGGTCTCGTCGATCGCCTTCGCGAGCGTGAGCGCCGCCTCTACCAGGGTCGTTTCCAGCGGCAACAGCTCGCCGAGCCGGGCCAGATCCTCGCGGGTGATCCGCTCCATGTCACTCACAGCGATCCCCATCTCGGATTTTCGGTGTTCGGGAGGGGGAATTGGGGGA